CACTCTCAAAGCGGCCGCTATTAAATTGGAGGAATAAATGTTTAAAAAAATAAAAAACAAACTATGTGAATTAGTGTGTAAAGTATTTGGTATTACTAGATGCATATGTGATCACGATTGTAATTGTAAAAAGGTAAAATAATGGCTACTTCAGGCACTACTACTTTTGATCTAAGTATAGATGAAATTATTGATGAAGCATTTAACAGAAATGGAATAAGACCCAATTCTGGTAATGATATGAAACGTGCCAGAAGAAATTTAAATATTTTATTCTCTGAATGGGGCAACAGAGGAATTCATATGTGGAAAGTTGCTTTAAATGAAGTTGCCTTAGTAGCTGGTCAAGCTAATTATAGTGTAGCTAGTAATGTAAGCGATGTGTTGGAAGCATATATATCAACTACTGGAAGTAGTGGTAATAATTCCACTACTCAAGATGTGTCTATTTCCAAAATAGATAGGTCGGCATATGCCGCACTTCCTAATAAATTAAATACAGGACAACCTTCTATGTACTATGTAGATCGTTTAACCACTCCTGTTATTTATTTATACCAAGCACCAGATACTATTACTTATACGTATTTAAAATATTACTCTATTAATAGAATTCAAGACGTAGGTGCTTATACTAATACTACCGATACAGTATTTAGATTTATCCCAGCAATGATTTCTGGATTAGCTTATTATTTATCGTTTCAATACGATCCAAACAAAATTCCTTTATTAAAACAAATTTATGAAGATGAATTATTAAGAGCATTAGATCAAGATGGTGGAAGAACTTCGTTATATATTTCGCCTCAAAGTTATTTTGGAGATGGTGTGTAATGGCTGGATTTGCTACAGGAAAGTTTTCTAAATCAATTTCAGATAGATCTGGAATGGAGTTCCCTTATGATGAAATGGTCAAAGAATGGAATGGTTCTTTAGTACATATTTCTGAATACGAACCTAAACAACCACAAATCAGAAGAAAAACAGTTACGGCAGATAGAATTGCTTTACAAAATTCAAGGTCTCAAGATTTTACTTTTCAATCTGGTGGTTCTATGTGGACTACTATTGATTTAACTTTACCAGGAGAATTTGCATATATGTCCTCTGGGATGGTACCAGATGATGGCTCTGCACAAAATAGACAAAGACAATTACAACCAGTTACAGGGAGTGTTACAATCGTAATATCATAATATGGCTATTACTTATTCCAATTTTTTAACTCAAATAAGAAACTACACTGAGGTAGATTCTAATGTATTATCCAATACTTTAATTGATCAATTTATATCTAATATTGAATTAGATATAGCTGGAAAAGTAGACTATGATGATTTACGAAAATACTCTACTTCTAGTTTTATTACTAATCAAAGATATTTATCCATGCCTTCTGATTGTGTGGTTTTAAGATCAGTTCAAACTATTATATCGGGAACAAGACAATTTTTAGAAAAAAGAGACACTAGCTTTATATCTGAATATAATCCAAGCGGTACTACAGGTACTCCTATTTATTATGCTAATTGGGATGATTACACTATTGTTGTTGCTCCTACTCCAGATGCTACCGCTGCGGCAGGACAAGTTCAAATTAATTATATTATTGATCCACCACATTTCACTTCCACCAACAGCACTTATTTAGCAGAACATCAGCAAGGAATGCTATTACATGGTGTTTTAACAGAATGCTTTGCTTACTTAAAAGGCCCTGCGGATATGTACAAACTGTATTCTGACAAGTATAATGAAGAGATACAAGCTTTTGCTCTACAACAAATGGGTAGAAGACGTAGAGGAGAATACGATGATGGAGTACCTAGAGTTAAAGTTGCTTCACCATCACCATAAACAAAATTAATAAGGAGAAATAATTATGGCAATTACAACAAACGCAATTACTAATTCATTTAAGGAAGATCTATTAAATGGTTTGCATGACTTCGCTCCATCAACAGGCGATGTTTTTAAATTAGCATTATACGATTCATCTGCATCTATCGGTGCAGACACTACTTCATACGCAGTAGGTATCACAGGACAAGTTGGAGATACTGGACAGTATGTTGCAGGTGGCGGAGCATTAGTGAACGCTTTAGTATCAGTAAACGGAACAACAGCTTTTGTAGACTTTAACGATTTATCATTCACTGGAGTTACTCTAACAGCTAGAGGAGCTTTAATTTACAATACATCTGAATCTAGTAAATCAGTATGTGTGTTAGATTTCGGTGGAGACAAAACTGCAACTGCTGGAACATTTACTATTCAGTTCCCTGATGCAAACGATACACAAGCGATTATAAGAATATCGTAATAAAGAGATAATATGGAATGGCCAATGCTTGGAATGAACTTGTCTGGGGTATAGGAGATTACGGAGAACAAAATAATTCTACCGTAATTGCTTCTGGATCTAGTTCAATATCAAGCGTTGGTTCATTCGATGTTCAAACAGAACAAAGAATCGAAATAGTAGGATTTGCATTAACTGCAAATTTAGGTAACGCTACTGAAAATATCATAGACAATGGATGGGGAGCACAGCTTTGGGGCTATGGTGCTTGGGGTATTAAAGGTGATGTCTTATTACAAGGGCAACAATTAAATACTGTTATCAACGATGTTACTTTCTCTATCTCAGCTGAAGTAGATGTAACAGGATCTGCATTACAAACATTTACAGGACAAGCTGCATCTAGAATTGATGCGGATGTTACAACTACAGGATCTGCATTACAAACATTTACTGGTAATGAAGGAACAGAAGGAAATGCAATTGTTATTCCAACAGGAGCAACCGCTACATTTACTTCAGGGCAAGCTACTATTGATCCAACTTATCTAATTGGTGAAGGTTGGGGAAGAGATACTTGGGGCAACTTAGCATGGGGAGTTAATTATTCTGTTATCGCTGCTGGTGCTAATGGATTATCCGCAACTGTTGTCACAGGAAACGAAGATGCATTTACGGATTACACTCAAGAAATAACTGTATCATTTGGATTAAATACACAAGTAAATTCTGTAGATATTAAAGCGGGAGCAAATATTTTTGTTAATGTTACTGAGCACACAATTAATACAAATATAGAACCTGTAACTATAGAAGGAACTGCTTTGGTAGAACCTACTGGAACAGGATTTAATGTTAATATAGGAATAACTGAAGCTGGACTTTTAACGGAAGTACCAGTAACAGGAAGTGAAATAAGAGTATATAGTGGAAATGAAGACACTTCTGGAAATGCTACTGTATCGGTAACGGGTTCTTCCGCAACAACAGCAGCAGGTCAAGCTAGTTATATAGCTGGATTTGACGTTACAGGAAGTTCTTTACAAACACTTAATGGGGCAGTGTCCATAACTGGTACAGGTAAAGTAATACCTACTGGTACTGGATTGACAGTTAATACAATTACACCTAATATTATCGCATGGGCTGAAGTTGACACAGGTACTTCTGTTGTATGGACACCAGTTGATATAGCGGCATAGGTATAGTAAAATACTAATAGGAGATTTTAAAAAATTATGGCATCAAGTTATTCTACAGATCTTAAACTCGAACTAATGGTCACTGGCGAAAACGCTGGTACATGGGGTGATAAAACAAATACAAATTTAAACTTAATTCAACAATCCGTAGCAGGTTACCAAGAAATAGATGTTGCATCAGCAGATGTGAATTTAACTATGGATGATGCTGCAATTTCAAATGCAAGAAACATGACTTTAAAATTTACTGGAACTCTTGCAGCAAATAGAACAGTAAACTTTCCAACAGGAATAGAAAAATTATTTAACATTATTGATGGAACAGACCACGCAGGTTACACATTAACTTTTAAAGTAACTTCTCAAACAGGATTTTTATTATGTGAAGGTCATTCGTATATCTGTCATGCAGATGGAACAGACATCATAAAAGATTTAGAGTTTAAAAAATGGAGAGCAATTTCATCTGCGGAAACCGTACAAGCAGGAGCACAAATTTTGGCTAACACTAATGGAGGTGCTTTTACTTTGACTTTACCAGCTTCTCCAACTACAGGAGATGAGGTTTCTGTAGTGGATCAAGGATATGATTTTAATGTCAACGCTTTGACTATCGGACGAAACAGTTCTAATATAGCAAACGCAGCGGCAGATTTAACGATTAATACACAAGGTGCTGGTTTCACATTAGTTTATTCTGGTGATGCAACAACAGGCTGGACGTATAAGGAGAAATAGAACATGGCAAATTACGAAGCAACAAGATATGATTTTGATGGAGCAAACCTTACAGGTATTGAAGGTATTCCTACAGGAACAATCACTCCATGGTCTCAATCAACTGCACCAACAGGATTTTTAGAATGTGCTGGAGCAGCAGTTTCAAGAAGCACTTATGCTGCTTTATTTGCAGTTATAGGAACTACTTATGGAGTAGGTGATGGATCTACTACTTTTAATCTTCCAGATTTAACAGATAGAGTTGCAGTTCATAAATCAAATAATAAAAATTTTGCAAGTTCAGGAGGAGCAAACACAGTTGCTAATTCTGGAAACGTTGCAGGATCAACAGCTAACGCTACATTATCAACTGCACAGTTGGCTTCGCATACTCACTCAGGAGCAGTGGGGGGTGGAAATGCTGTAGCTGGCAATTATGCTCCAGAAAATCCTCAAATTGCTGCTGGATCAAATGGCACCACAGGAGCTGCTGGTTCAGGATCAGGACACTCTCACAACATGTCAGCTAACTTTACTGGAAGTGCAAACTCAGTTTTACAACCATATTTAACATTAATTTATATTATTAAAACATAAGGAAAAATAACATGGCAACAAATTCAAATTGGACAGTAGTTTTTGATGATAAAATAATTATCAAACAAAAAGGAGATGCAGCAGGAATTGGTTATGTTGTTAATGATAATGCTTTCTGGTCTCAAAGTAAATTTTCTAATATATGGGCTATCCAACATGGTGCTTCTGTTTCTACGGATGAAGTAGAATATAGAGATAATACTCCTCATAGTACCTATGCTTCTGCTAATTTAGGCGATTTTAATGAATTTATTAATAAATGGGATGCGGCTCATTTAAGTCAACTTCAATCTGCTTGGGACTCTGATATTAGACCAGAATCTGAAAAAGGTTCTAGACCTAGTTCTTATTCTTCTCTCTAGACGTTTTTTTTAATTTTTGATATAAGTTGTTATGACAAAAAAGTCATAACAACATGTTAGATCTTAGACAGCTTATATACAGAAAAGAAAAATTAATCACAAAAAATCAATGTGTTTATTTTATAGATTTTTTTGAAAAACATATCGATAAAACTACTCCTGAAGAAAGTACAAAATTTTATTTAGATAAAAAACAACCTAATGTGAAAGATAATTTTTTATCTTTAAATTTATCTAAATACTATGAAAACGATGAATTTAAAAAAATAACGGATCTTGCTTTTTCTTTAATTAGCACCATGGTGTTAAATTACACGCAATATTTAAAAATAAAAATTACTCCTGCTGTAGTATCTGATTATATGCAATGTACTAAAAATATTAGAATTATGCGATATAAAGAAGGTCAGGAAATAAAAAATCATTTAGATATAGGTAGCACTAATGTCAGAGCTTCTTGTACAATAAATTTAAATTCAGGTTATGAAGGAGGCGAATTTTCTTTTTTTTCTGATAAACATTTATTAAATTTAAAAGAAGGAGAAGGAATAATTTTTCCAGCAGAACAAATTTGGATTCATGGTGTGCGACCTGTTACTAAAGGAACTAGATACGCTATTAATTGTTTTTTATCACGACAATGAAATTAGTATATCATTTAGAAGATAAATTGTTTTGGATTCAAAATTTTTTACCTAATCACGAATATCAAAGAATACATAATGAAATGTTTAAAGAAAGAAAAAAATTAAAATATGAAAATACTAATTTGTCATGGTCTAAAGGTTTAATTAATAATTTAACCGCACCTAGTAAATTACATATAGATCCAAGTTATTTTAATTTTTACAAGACATTACTTTTACATCAACCATTTATCAAAATAAATAATAAGAATATTAATTTTATTATACATAATATGAGTAAAAATTCAGGTATTAATTGGCATCTAGATCCACATGTTCAATACGGAGTTACTTATTATATTAATAGAAGATGGAATCCAGATTGGGGAGGAGAATTTATGTTTCAACATGAAGGAAACCATGGGTATATACCAGTGGTAGGTAATTCATTAGTGATAATAAAAACACCAATGCCTCACAAAGTAAATACTGTTTTAAGTCCAATAATACCTAGACTTTCTGTGCAATCTTTTATAAAATAAAAACATGAACGATATAATAAAAAAAAGACATGTAGAATTTAAAGACCATATTGGAATTTATGATGGATATATACCTGATGTAGAATGTGACAAAGCTATTAATTTTTTTAAAAACGAAAATGCCTTGAATAAGGCGTATGATAGACTTCAACTTGAAAATTCACCGTTAACTAAAAAAAACGATAAAGCTATTACCTTAAGTGAACATGTAGATATTTGGTTTGAAGATTTTAAACCATTGTTAGTTAATTTCGATATGGCGTTACGACATTATCAAGATGCAACAGGTATTTTAAGTTCCTATGGTATAGATAGATTTAAATATACTCATTTAAAAATACAAAAAACATTGCCTACCCAAGGGTATCATGTTTGGCATTTAGAACATGGTTGTGGAAGAGATAATTCAGAAAGAGCTTTGGTTTTTACTATTTATCTTAATGATGTTGAAGAAGGAGGAGAGACAGAATTTCTTCATCAGTCTATTCGTGCAAAACCTGTTAAAGGTAGATGTGTTATTTGGCCAGCTGCATTTCCTTATGTGCACAGAGGAAACCCTCCTTTACAAGGAGAAAAATATATTATGACTTCTTGGTTGATGTTGCCTAGTTAATAATTCTTTTTTGGTAAAAAAATTATCTTTTATAAAAATCATTGTTTATTTACCGTTGTTTAATTGAATTAATTTTTTGACTAGATTCCCAATCTGGGTTTTCCTTAATATTTGCAACTAAGTTATATCTAGTAGAATCATCCGTTACTTCTGGAACCCCGTGTAAAATACAGGGTTCAAATATATAATACGAACCCACTTGTGGTTTAATAGTTATTTTTAATTCAGGGACAAGAAGAGGACTACCTTCTGTTAAATATAAAATAATATGGTGAGATATATGAGTATGCATTTGTACATGTTCTCCTTTTACTAATTCATTTCCCCAAGCTTGTATTTCAGGTTTGTTTATGTACCATTTGTCCTTAGTAAACAGAGGGTTTATATTTTGATTTTTTTTAACTATGTAATTTAAAAATCTTCCAAACTCTGGTGTATCATTAAAAAATGTCCAATCTGTTCTTCCACCTCTTACATTAGTGAGATTTCTTCCTACGATATTCGTTTTAATCATAGTAGTCATATTCATCATATCTACTACATTGTCATAAACACCATGAGAGATTTGTGTGGTTTTAGGATAAGTTACTATGGTGCTATATGCAAAATTTTCTTCGTCTTTAATGGGATCTATTATTATCATCTTTTATATATTTCATTTCCTATAACTAATATATCTAAATTAGAATTTGAAAACAACTCTAACGCATCAATATATCTTGATGCGATAGGTCTCCCATTTACATTCATAGAAGTATTTAATAACATAGGTATTCCAGTTAATTCATAACAACAATCAAGTAGTCTTTTGTAAGTATCTAGTTTTGTTCCAACTGTTTGTATTCTACATGTTCCATCTATATGAGTAATAGAACTAAATTTATGTTTATCTAAAATATCTGTTACATACAACATATATTCACTTTTATAATTACATTTAAAATATTTATCAGTGTGTTCTTCTAATATAGAAGCTCCGAATGGTCTAAACCATTCTCTTTGTTTAACTTTAGAATTAATTAAATTTTTACCATTTGGAATAGATGGGTTCATTAATATAGACCTGTTACCTAATGCTCTTGGACCAAGTTCTCCATGTCCTTGGTACCAGCCTACAATTTTACCTTGAGCCAACCACTCTGCTGTTTTTTTAATAGTTTCATCGGAGGGTTCTCTAACAGGAGCATAATCATCTTGCCAAAAAGGAAAATTTGTTTTTTCAAATGGTTCTTGATTATAATGTTGCCTCAAAAATTCTATTAAACCAAGTGACAGTCCATCATCTGGACAGTGTGGAGGTATTATTAAATTAGGAAAAACATTTTTTAATAATCCATTGATAACTGAATTTTGAGCTACTCCGCCTGTATATCCAATACAAGCATTAGGATTAGTATTTGTTTTAAAAAATTGAAGTACTATTTTTTCTAGTTTAGTATGTACCGAAGTTAAATAATTAAGGGGGTTTTTTTCTTCTGTAGAATTTGTAGTTAAATATTTTCTATAACTCATTAGTTTAGACACCTCTGTAATATCATTAGAAAATAAACTATAATATTCTTGATTTATTTTACCAAAAGATTTTAATCCCATTAGTTTTCCTGCCATATCTGCCCAATGACCTTGTAGATTATTCATAGACGCTATTTGTCCACCTAAGCATCTTCCAACAGATTCTGCTTCATCTAGTTCATATGTTTTTAACCTTTTATTTTTAGAAAAAATAGAATAGGTGTTTTCAAAATCTCCCATTCCATCTAACACAAAATCAATATCTGTTTGTTCAACTACTGGCCAGATACTAAGAGTATGCACATAGTGATGATCTAATAAATAAAAAGGACAATTAAAATGTTCTAAATAAATATCTTTTGGTTTTATTTCTGATACAAGTTCCCTTGTGTAATAAGGTAGTTTATAATTAGACATGTCCGTTACGTAAGCAACCGCATCTATGTCTTTTGGATCTATATTCCATTTATTAAGAACATATTGAATATAGTAATAATCAAAACATCCTTGATGTTTGTGTTGAAATTCTCTTTCTAATTTAAGGTATTTTATTTTTACTCCATCACTAAATGCAATATTAGCATCATGATTTCTGTAACTTATGCCTAAAAATTTCATATTTGATTTGTGAGTTGCACTTTATCAGAATCACCTTTATAATCAATCTATTTTACTATAAACAATAATAAAGTATAATACCTTATGCCATTAACAATAATAAAGTATAATACCTTATGCCATTAAGTTTAATAAATATAAAACCAGGCTTTAATAAACAAATAACCGATACAGCTGCTGAAGGGCAATATGTAAATGGTGATTTTGTGCGTTTTCGTTATGGTTTACCAGAAAAAATAGGTGGATGGGAAAAATTAACCACTAATACTTTAGTAGGAGCCATCCGTGCTCAACATCAATGGACAGATTTAAATGGTAGAAGATACGTTGCGTTAGGAACACAAAAAGGTCTTTTTATTTATTATGAAGAATCTTTTTATGATATTACTCCAGTCGAATCTCCTCAATCAGGAGGAACTTTTAATACGACTTCTGGTTCGGCTTTAGTTACTGTTAATTTAACAGGACACAATTTATCTACAGGAGATTTATTTACCTTTACTTCTGTAACGCCTCCAACAGGAGCAGGATATACAGCTGCTAATTTTGAAGATCAAACTTTTGAAGTAACTAATGCTACGATTAATACGTTTACAGTAACCATGGCGACTAATGCCACAGCTAACAACAGCGGTAGCGGTGCATGTACCATTAATAGATATGTAACAGTAGGCCCTGTTGGTCAAACCTATGGATATGGTTTTGGAACAGGACGTTGGGGAGGAGCCACTGGAGTTACTACTACATTGAACGGAGCAATTGACGCAGTGGTCACTACCATTACATTAACAAGCACAACTGGTTTTCCTACTACAGGTTTTATTAAAATAGATAATGAATTAATTAGTTATACAGGAATATCTACTAATGACTTAACGGGTTGCACTAGAGGAATAAATGGAACTACCGCAGCGGTTCATTCTAATGGAGTAGGAGTAGAGGCTTTTACTGCATGGGGAGCAGCATCGTTATCTTCTTCTGTTACTTTAGATCCAGCAGATTGGTCTTTAGATAATTATGGACAAATATTAACCGCTACTATTTTAAACGGAAGAACTTTTACATGGCAACCAATTAATGCCAATATCAACGCTCTTGAAACTAGAGCAACCATTATGACTAATGCTCCCACTAAAACTTCTGTTAGTATTGTATCTGATCAAGATAGACATTTTATTCACTTAGGAACAGAAACAACAATTGGAAATAATTCTACGCAAGATAAAATGTTTATTAGATTTTCTAATCAAGAAAACTTTAATGAATATCAACCCACTTCTGTAAATACAGCTGGAACATTTAGAATAGATGATGGAACAGAAATTATGGGGGTAGTAAAAGGAAAAGATTATATTTTAGTATTAACTGATACTGCTGCTTATACCATGCAATATGTAGGAGCTCCTTTTACTTTTAGTATAAGAAAAGTAGGATCTAATTGTGGTTTAGTAGGCCCTCATGCTTTAGTATTTGTGGATGGTGTTGTGTATTGGATGGATGACAATGGAGGATTTAATGCTTTTAATGGAACGGTTCAAAAACTTCCTTGCACAGTAGAAGATTTTGTTTTTACTACTAATAATCCAGGTGACTTAGGAATTAATTACAATGCTGCAAGATTAGTGTATGCAGGACACAATTCATTATTTAATGAAATAAATTGGTTTTATCCTTCTAACTCTGCGAGTGAAATTGATAGATGTGTAACTTATAATTATCAAGATCGAGTTTGGTATACCAGTTCATTAGCAAGAACATCTTATTACGATGCTCATATCTATGATAATCCTTATGCAAGTTCTTTTAATACTACAGGAGTTCCTAACTTTCCTACTATTCAAGGTGTCACTAATATTAGTGGATCGTCCACTTTTTGGGCACATGAAACAGGAATAGATCAACTTGCTGATGGAGTAACCACACCTATACAATCGTTTATTGAATCAGGTGACTTTCAATTACATCAAGACGGAGACGGAGAAACATTTACAAAGATAAGAAGATTTATTCCAGATTTTCAAAGATTAGATGGAACTGCAACAATTACTATTTTATTGAAAGATTATCCTTCGGACACAGCGGTATCCTCTTCTTTAGGACCTTTCTCTATAACTTCATCTACTCAAAAAATAGATACTAGAGCAAGAGGAAGAGCAGCTAGTTTAAAAATATCTAATACCTCTTCTGGTCAAAGTTGGAGATACGGAACTTTTAGAGCAGACGTACAACCAGATGGAAGAAGATAATGGCAAAAATAACAGCATATATACCAGAACCAAGTGTTGATCATAATTATAATAATGAACAACAAAAACTACAGGCATTAGAGACAATAAAAAATCAATTGAATACTTCTTTTCAAGAAGAATTAAAACAAGAAGTAGAACGATTTAATTGGTTTTTAGCTGGGAGTAAATGCTAATGAGTTGTAATAATGTAAATCCAATAACAGGTGGAAGTACAGTTGATGACATTCCATTTTATTTAGCTGTACAGCAAGGTAAAGTTCCTGGTTACTCTATGGTTAATAAATTTGGATACAACTCTAGTATTGGTTCAGGTTCTTTTGAAACTATTTGGGAAACAGGAAATAACTATCCTTGGCAAACAGCTCAAGCTACTCTTGATGTAGTCAGTGATAATGCTAACGATGATGTAGTAGGAACAGCTGGAAGAACTTTAAGAATACAAGGACTTGATTCTTCTTATGCTCTTGTAGAAGAAACTGTTGATTTAGATGGTACAAACACAGTTACTACAACACAACAATTTTTACGAGTTTATAGAATGTCTGTAGTAACAGCAGGGTCTTTTGGAAATAATGAAGGTACAATTACAGCTACTTATACAGGTGGCGTTGATGTTGCTGCAACTATATCTCCAGGTAATGGTCAAACTTTAATGTGCTTATATACCATCCCTGCAGGTTATACTGGTTATTTACTATCAATAAATGTAGCATCTGGTAAAGATCAAGAAATGCAATTTAAATTTATACAACGAGACAATAGTGTTGCTAACGCAGCGTTTCAAACAAAACAATTTTTAGAAGTTAGGGGTGGACAGACAACTGTTATTTTTAATGCAATTAATGTAATACCTCAAAAGTCAGATATTTATGTTTCAGCAATAGCAAGTTCTACCTCTTCTGCTTCTGCTTCATTTGATTTATTATTAGTACAGGATGGATATTAATGGCAAATTTTTATAAAAACGCATTCTATGATCCCAATACTACAGCAGCGGTTGTAGTATACACAGCACCTGCTAATGGAAGAGGTCTTGTGCAAAACATACAAGTAACAAATGAAAGCGGAAGTAAAGTATGTAAAGTAAGTATTGATGATGCTTCTACTTCTACCACTTATCAAATAGCCTATGCCTCTATATCAGGGGCTACTATTTGTAATTTAGCAAAAGGAACTATTATTCTAGAAGAAAATGATTCGCTGCTAATTGAAACTAATGATACAACTGCTATAAGTGCGGTATGTTCTATATTAGAAATATCTAGAGAAGATCAGAATGGCTAAAAAAGCAAAAGGATTTGGTACTAATAACTTTATTAAATCTAAAAGAAGAAAACGACCTGGTAGGCACTCTAAGAAACATAAGGGAAAGAAGAAGAGTGGACGAGGACAAGGTTTTCCTATATAAAATATACTATGACTGAAATAATTAAAATACCAGCTGAAGCAAAAGAAATTGTAAAAAATAAAAGAACTGGACAAGTATATGCTGATAAAGCAGAATTTGAAGCAGATGTAGCTAATCCTGCGACAGATACTACAGCAGAAGATTTCCAACAAGATTTACAAATTACTGTTGCTTCGGTAACTACAAAACCAGCAGCTAATTAATTTATGCAACCACTAGGTGGCACTGAGCTTCAATACGCTCAGTTATATAAACACGTGGATAATGATTTATTAAATCATTTTCAAATCACTACTTCTGTTCCAGAAAAAATACCTTTAGCTAAAGATAAAATTAATATCCTTTGGGAACAAAACTCTTATGATCAACCTAATTTAGTACCTTGGT